AACAAAAGCAATACTTGGACGGGGGAGCCCTATTTCATGAGCCAGTGTTGAGCCTATGACTTCCGCTAATAATTGACTGATTGGCATCATAGACAATGTTTTTATGATAAACCAATTTCCTTTATCTGTTTGACAAATAAAGGGACGGGTTACCCCCATTTCCATTCTTTCTCTGATAGATATGATTTTATCCATTCTCTTATCCAGTCACACGTCCTCTGCCTTCACAACCCAAACCAATCTTGCTGCTCGGTGTTATAACGTTTCAACCCTTTCTCTTGCCACACCAATAATACGGATTTCTTGGTCGAGTGAGCTTAATGTTGGAAACATTGGATTAAGCGGAACAAGCTCAAAGTGCGGTATGCCTTCTGGTGTTCTTGTACCAAGCTCTTTGTATTGTTTAAATGTCGCCTCATTGTTGCCATTGATTGCGGCCACAAATTTTCCTGGGGTTGGTGCAATATCAGGATCGATTAAAACCAGATCGCCCTCATTAAAACGGGGGAGCATTGATTTCCCTTCAATTCGTAAATAAAAGGAGTTTTCAGAGGCTATGACTGTACTTGGGATCATCTCGTAACCGTCAAACCCCTCAAGGGATCTAATATCTGTCCATAATCCTGCTTGGATTGGGCTTAATAATGGATAACGGCAAATTGACTCTTTGATCTCGCTTATGTTTGAATCGAAGGCTAAAACCTCAGGCAAGATATTAAGTGCTTTGCTTATGATAGATATATCTTCGAGGTCAGGCGTTCTATTGCCTTTTTCATAATTAGCAATTCTCGGTTGTCCCCAACGCGCATTCTCACTTTTGGTATCAATATTATTACATCTCTCAGCTAATTCTTTTTGACTGATTTTTAACTGTTCTCGATACGCTTTTATTCTTTCGCCAAGTGTAGCCATTTTATTTCTCCTTCTTTTAGTTCAAATAATAACACGTTACGTTATATTCATATAATTTCAATTTGTGATTGATATAAATTCCGATATGTGATTAAATAATTTGTAAAAAATCACAAAAGGAAATTTATCAATGAATAACCTTTCACAGATTCGAGGACAGCTTGGGATTACTCAGCGACAACTAGCCAACCATATCGGATGGAGCCAACCACGAATTGCTAATTATGAGACTGGATTACGTTCTCCATCGTTAAGTGTTGCTCAGAAGATTGTTCAAACACTGAACTCACTTGGGGCAAAAGTTTGTATTGAGGATGTGTTCCCGTCTCAAAGCTAATTTACCAACACCAACAGAAAAGAAAACCATAAAAAGGGAAAAGGAATTATGGCAATGAAACAAACCATTATAGAGATGATTGAGCAGATTCCAGGAGGGAAAAGTGCGGTTGCAGGATTTTTAGGTTTTACCGAGAGCGAATTGAACAATCGTCTTTATCAAACAAAGGGCCAACGATTCAAAAATGAAGAATTAATTGCGATTCAGCAAGAATATGGCTGCACGCAATTTATCGATGAATTATGCCGTTTGGCAGGTGGGCGTTTTGTACCTGATGTGGCAAAGGATGAATTAGACAAGGTTGAGCTTGCCAATTTACAACTGCACGAGCTTTCTGCGCGTGGCTTGTTATTTGCTGCATTAGAAACAGCGTTAGAAGATGGTGAAATCACTTCACAAGAAGAAGACAAAATCCGTCAAGCATTGAGTAAACATTTGGCTGCAACACAACATTCAGTTGAGCTTGCGATTTCTTTGTATAAGCCGCAATAAAAAACCACGGCGGCAACCGTGGCTAATTAGTGAATATCAACGAGGCAAATTATGGCAAATCTAATTCAGATTAGCAATAGCAAAATCAACAATTCCGAAGTTAAAACGGTAAATGCGAGAGAATTACATTCATTCTTGGAAGTTTCTACAAGATTCTCAGACTGGATTCAAAGACGCATTGACGAATATGAATTCGTTGAGAATCAAGATTTTATAGTTTTACTCAAAAATGAGAAAAAACCTATCGGGGGTCGCCCTCAGAAAGAAGTTCACATTTCCATTGATATGGCAAAAGAACTATCAATGGTTGAGCGAAACGAAAAAGGAAAGCAAGCCAGACAATATTTTATTGAGATGGAAAAAGTGGCGAAATCTACTGATCCTATGATGCTATTAAATGACCCGGTTTACTTGCGTGGCGCGCTCTCAGTGTATTCTGAGAGGGTGATCGAGCTTACCCCAAAGGCGGAGGCGTTTGATCGTTTAGCAACTGCAACCGAAGGCGCAATGAATCTCACTAATGCTGCAAAACACCTACAAATGCAACCGAGAGCATTTACCCAATTTTTATTTGCTCATGGTTGGATTTATAAGCGCACTGTTGGATCTGCTTGGATTGCTTATCAAGACAAATTGCAACGCGGTTATTTAGAGCATAAAGCGCACCCTGTCACACAACCTGACGGCACGGAAAAAATCTACCCTCAAGTATTAGTAACTGCAAAGGGATTGGCAAAATTATCCACGATGTTAAATAAGGCGGTGGCATGAGTAACGAATCTAAATTTATTCCTAATTTTTTACAGGTGCCAAATGCTGTTATTGATGAGCTACTGCCTGATTTAACCGGGGCGGAATTGAAGTGTTACTTGGTTGTCATCAGAAAAACCAAAGGCTGGAATAAAGAAAGCGACAATATCTCAATCAGTCAGTTTATGAAAGCAACTGGACTAAGCAATAGTGCAGTGATTAAAGCCTGTGAATCACTTGTTAAATATGGCTTGTTAATTAAACAAAATGGCGCAAGAAACACTGGCGTTTATGCGGTAAATTCTTACTCAAAAACCACCTGTGAAGAAAGTTCACAAGTCACCTGTGAAGAAAGTTCACCTGTGAAAAAAGTTCACAGCACCTGTGAAGAAAGTTCACAAGTCACCTGTGAAAAAAGTTCACACACAATAAACAATATTAAAAACACTATACAAAATACAAATAAAAAAACTACGCAAAAAAATTCGCTCGCTTTGCTTGCTGAATTCGGAATCGTTGGTCAGCTTGCCGAAGATTTTATTGCTCACCGAAAATCAAAACGAGCAGCAATCACAAAAACCGTACTTGTTGGCTATCAGCGAGAAGCGCACAAAGCAGAAATACCTCTTGCCAAAGCAATCACGATATCCATCGAGCGCAATTGGCAAGGGTTTAAAGCTGAATGGAATTGGCGTGATGACAACATAGCAACGGCTACAAACACCCGAAAAACAAGCGCCTTTGCTGATGATGGTTCTTGGGCTGTAGGCAGACGGCTAAATATCGATCCTGATTTGATACCGGAGGAATTGAGATGACAAACGTGATTCCGATGCAAGCCGTAAAAAGTACGGTTAAAAAATCAGATATTCCCGACAATGCCGTTCGTTTGATTGACAGAATGTTTATCCGATTAAAATCAATCTTTCCTGCGTGGAAACAGGCATTTGCTAGTGAAATTGAGTATAACGAGACTAAGCAAGTATGGCTCGAGGAATTATTCAAGGCTGGTGTAGTTGAACCGATGAAATTAAAACACGGCCTTGATTTGGCTGCAAAATCGACTAGCCCATTTTTTCCAAGTGTAGGGCAATTCATTGCTTGGTGTGAGTTTGAAAGTTACCACGAATTAGGCTTACCAACACTAGAAGAGCTTGAGCCACTCCTTAAAAAATACTTTGCTTATGCGAGAGAGCCTCACAATTTTAATTTTCGCTCACCGGCTGAATATTGGTTGCTTTCGGAACTATACAGAAACTACAGCAAGAAGAAATGGGAAGATTGTCAAAAAGCAATGCCACGCATTTTAGCGCAAGCAGTTGTAAAAGTCCGTTCTGGGGATGAATTTGAACCTATTCCAATAGCGATTGAAGAAAAGCCTAAAGTTATCGATCGACAGGTAGCAATTCAAGGCGTAGCTAGATTAAAAACAATTATGGGGCTGAACTAAGATGAGTGAATTTAACAAGGATTGTTACCGTACACCAAGTTATGTGCTTAATGCGCTAAATCGCAAATATCGTTTTGATGTGGATGCGTGCGCAAGTGCTGATAACGCGTTATGCGAAAAATATTTCACTGAAAATCTTGATATTACCAAAACTGAAATTCAAGAATTAGTATCGGAAGGCTCTCGAGTATGGATGAATCCTCCATATTCAAATCCTACACCATTTGTTCAAACTGCCATTGATTTAATGATTCATCGTGATTGCGTGGTAGTGATGTTACTTCCAGCGGACAAATCAACAAAATGGTTTTCTCTTGCACTTTCTGCTGCAACTGAAATTTGCGATGTAATTGGTGGGCGAATCAATTTCTTTCACCCAGTTACGTGCGAAGAAGTGAAAGGAAATAACAAAGGTTCGATGATTGTTGTGTTCGATCCAAATTCTCAAAGTCAAATTCAAACAGGCGTTACTTTAGATTTTCTAAAATCAAGAGGTGCACAATGATTTCTGAAAATTTCAAATGCCCTAAGTGTGGTGCGCCAGTGGTCGATTGGTATTTTCCTAATAGTGAATGCGTGATGGTTGGCGAAGAGGATAGCGATCGCTTTCAATGCTGTGGTCATCTTATCGAACCAATCTGTTATCCGAATGTGAGCAAGGATAACCCAATGAATCGCACTAAATCTTGCGGTTACTTTGGGCTTGAAGATCTTGATATGGAGTGTCAAGACAATGGCGAAGAAAAAACAGAAAACTGAAATTTTTGCCGTGAAATATGCCAATGGAGCGGTGGTGGCTGAAACGGATTATGACCGTAATTTACTTAAAGGTTTACCGATTGGAAGTGCGGTCAAAATCATCCCAATTTCAAACAATCGTAATTATCAACATCACAAAAAATTTTTTGCTCTTCTTGATGCCGGTTTTGAGTATTGGCAGCCTGAATTCAGTGTACTCACGAAAGCGGAAGAATGGATCGCGCAAGCGATAGCTAAAAAAATCGCGGTTGTGGCGAACAACGAACATTTTTATGAAACGGTCACTAAGCCGATTGCCAATGAGGTATTGGCGGAAGTGCGGTTAAATCGTGAATCAAAATTAGACTACGAGGGAATGAAAAGCTTAGAAGCCTATTTGAATCACGTAATGAAAAAAGCAGGTTTTTACGATATTAAACCGGCCCAAGATGGCGGAACGTTAAAAGAACGTTGGTCAATTTCTTTTGATAATTGCCCGCAAGAAAAATTCAATGAAATTTTCAAAGGCGTATTCGGAGTGATTTGGAACGAAACACTTTGCAATGTTTATGAAAACGAGTGGGTATTAGAAAACAAGATCAATCAATTAATGGCATTCGGGGGATAGGGAAATGGACTGGATTATTTACTTTTTACTAATGTTAGTTGTATTGAGTTTACCTTTATTGGCACTTCTTCTTGGCTTAATTTCCCCATTCATTGCTAGATTTTTTAACTGGATATTGGTCGTAAGCACATTGGGATATTTTATCTTGATTGCAGTCGGTCTTGGTTATGGTGTGATTAGTTTGGGGGCTAAATGAAATTAAACGATGACGAGATCTTAGAGTTAAAAATCGTACTTTGGATAGTGGCAGTTTGGTTAATTTTTCAGATGGTGTTTGGATAATGAGTAATTTGAGAAAAGAAGCGAAAGGGAGAGAGTGTCAAGTGCGGTTGCCTGGTATTTGTAATCATAATCCTGAAACGACCGTATTAGCACATTATCGTATGGCAGGATTAAATGGAGTTGGCATGAAGCCCGATGATATTTTTGGTGCTTGGGCATGCTCATCTTGCCATGATGAATGTGACCGTAGAACTAGAAAAATGGATGCTGAAGATGTCCGCCTAGCACATGCTGAAGGTGTGTTGCGAACACAGCAAATTTTGCGCAAGGAGGGCAAGTTATGAGTGATTGGCTAGAGATTGCCTTACCTTACCCGCCATCAGTCAATCACTATTGGCGACACACAAGAAGCGGACGGCATTATATCAGCGAAGCAGGGAGAAAATTTAAAGCCGAAGCATTGCAAATTTTACAACAATTCGATCCATTTATCGGTGCAGTTGCAGTGCATCTTGAAGTTTATTATCCCGATAACCGAAACCGTGATCCCGATAATATAAACAAAGGGCTTTTCGATAGTTTAGTCGCCTCAGGATTAATACAAGACGACAACAACAAAGTGATAAAAGATTTTCGCAGTAAAAATTGCGGAACCAAAAAAGGCGGAATGGTTGTAGTAAAAATTAGAGGGCTTGAAAATGAGTAAATCAATCGAATTGTTGGTGAAATTACATAATCCTAAATGCGTGAGTGTGGAAACTTTGGGTCGCGGTGGTGCTGCGTTGCTTTATCAAGATCAAATTATCTGTGCTTTTGCCAAAGCAGAAAGCGAATACATGTTCGGCTATCACTTGCTGATGTGTAAATATCGCCAAGATCCATTCTCGCGTGAATTTGTGAATAGCTATATTGAAAGCTGGTGCGAGGATCGCGGATTCCCTGAACACTCAGCGGAAGCGATGAAATGTGTAGTTGATATGGTTTGCGATCTGCCATTACCAAGCCAAATTAAACATATCAAAGCGCTTAGAAAACGATACCTACGATCGCAATATGCTTATCTCCCAACGATTGAAAAGGTGAATAAAATCGCCGAAGAAAATGGTTTTTTGATTAATGGTGCGGAAGCTCGTCAATTAAGGATTCGTGAAATTAATGAATTGCGTAAATCAAATACTTGTCCACGCTGTCGTGGCACAGGGCAAGTGGGGCGAGTGCAAAAACGTGAATGCCCTGAGTGTCGCGGAAAAGGGCAGTTACGCGCCAATATCTATCACTTGATTAAGTCTATTGATTGCACTGAGGCTTACTTTAAACGCTATCTAAATGCGCTTGTAGTGGATTTTGAACAGCATTGCTACGAAGAGATGAGTGGGGCGGAAAGAGTGATTAAGCAGAGATTAAATAAAGAAATTTCTGATTAATTTTTGAATTTGTGAATTAGATCACAGATGAAAAATAATAAAGCTCTCATAATTGGTAAAAATTGTTTATGGGAGTTTTTTATGAAGAAAACTTTATTAATTAGTTGTGCGTTATTTACTATTACATCATGTTCTTCTTTTACTTCAACTGATATTCTTATTGGAGAATTGCCTGTTAATGATAAGTCTGTTTCCGATGAGATTTTATGTCTTACCGCGTTTACTTCCGAAGTGAAGATTCCAAAATCCCAGATTCAACAAAATATTATTCAAGAAATAAGTAGAAGAAATATCCGCCCTGAGCAGTGTGCTAGTTATGTTGTTTCGAATGCTGGTGGAATTGAATCGTTTTGTAATGATCTTAATAAAGGGTATTCGGCAGGGAAAATCGCTATGATGCCTAGTTTTGGTAATTATATTACCTTGCAGGATATGTTCTCAGTACAAAAAGTTTTAGGTATTGATTGCAAGACTAAACAGTATCTAGATATATACAATAAAGCTCGTGAAGCTCGTGAAGCTCGAGAAGAGGAAAAATTAAGAGCTATAAGAGCAGCAACTCCTGATGAACCAGTTGATTTTTCTAAAAGCTGGCAAATGTTTCAACCAAAAACAAATACTGTAAATTGTATGTCGGTTGGGTCTTCTACTATGTGCAATGACACCAAAGGAAATCTTTTAAATATTAATAGATGGTAAGCATGAAAAGATTGCTGGATATATTGTTCTTGAATCGCTATCTTGGTGTTTTGCTATTGATATTTTCAAGTAATGCAGTTGCCAGTCGGTATGACCCAAATGAAAGCTTCTCACTCTTAGATGTATTGTTACTGCCTGTTTCTGCATTTTTTATTACAATCACCATATATAGTTTTCCAATTTTTATATAAGGAAAAACAAAAATGATAAACATAATAAATTCCGACCCTAAAATAATAGATGACATTTTTTATAACGAAATTCATCAGTTTGCAGCATTAGATTTTGAAGTAGGAAAATATAATGGGAAATTAGCCCAAAAGGGTTCTTCATTAGAAAGAATTCGCGCTGCTCACCAAAGACTATCTAAGTTAATGAAAGAAAAACAGGCAAAAATTAGCCCTATTCCAACACCAAACCAATTAGATATTGCTTACAAGCTAACTTATCAAGGACAAGAGTATTTATTAGATTCAGAAGAAATTAGCAAAATAATAAAGCGTTTAGGCTAAACAAGATACCTCTTGACACCCAAGGGGCTTTTTTATTAGTATGTTTTTCAAGGCTCGTAACCTTAAAACAAAGCGGAAATCCGCACCCGACAGCATAGCGGTTTTTTTATGCCTAAAATTTAAATGTGCAGATCTGTACATTTAGAAAAAATGTACAGAAATGTACCTTTCGAAGATCGGGGCGAGAGAGCGATATACAACACATCTGAATAAGCTCCGCCAACTATGTGTGGTAAGTTGAACCCCGATCACCTACTTAATGATCGGATTGCTTAACTTAAATCACATAGGGCATAAAAATGTCAAACTTAGCAATTCTTAATACATCAATTCGTACTCACGAAAGTCTTTTTTCATTAAACGATCTCCATAAAGCAAGCGGTGGCGCTGAAAAGCATAGACCGTCTTTATTTATTCGTTTAGATACAACTCAAGATCTAATTTCAGAAATTCAAAAAGAAGTTAAAAGCACAGATCTGATCTTTAAAACTACTGGTGGTCGTGGGTTACGTGGAACTTACGCTTGCGAAGAATTAGTGCTTTCCTATGCGATGTGGATTAGCCCAAAATTCCACTTGATCGTATTACGTGCGTTTTTAGCAATGCACCGCAACCAACCTCAACAGCTTGCCTTGCCAGAACCTGAAAAGAAATACACGTTTGAATTTACCGAGTACGAACTTCAACAGCTTATTTGGTTATGGTTTGCTTTCAAACGTGGCATCGGCACTTTCCAACACATTGAAAGAGCCTTTAACGTTTTAGGCTCGAACATGAGCGGGCAAATCTACGGACAGGCTTACGAATATTTAAGCGTGTTACGTTCTACAACTCCAATTTTAAC